AAGTGGCTTCTATAGAGACGTAGAACTGGGTGATCCCCGCCCTTTTCACACTGATATTGAAGAAAGAAAGGCTGAAGACGAGGGTTTTTCACTCACTGATGACGATAGATACGCTATTTACGAGATTCACGCAGATTTAGTGGTCGATGGTATTGATGATGAGGAAGATTTAGCCAAACCTTACGTCATAACGATAGAGCAAGGCAGTAATACGGTACTTGCTATCAGGAGAAACTGGAACCCTGATGATCCACTTCAGTTAAAGCGACAACACTTCGTACATTACGTGTATGTCCCCGGATTTGGCTTTTATGGCCTTGGATTAATACATATCGTAGGGGGGTACGCACGGGCAGGTACTTCTATTATACGGCAGTTGGTGGACGCAGGTACGCTATCTAACCTTCCGGGGGGTCTGAAGTCTCGTGGACTACGCATAAAAGGTGATGACACCCCTATAGAACCGGGGGAGTTTAAGGACGTAGATGTACCGTCTGGTAGTATAAAAGACAACATCATGCCGCTACCTTACAAGGAACCTAGTCAAACATTACTGGCCTTGCTTGATAAAATAACCACAGAAGGGCGTAGGTTAGGGGCGATTAGTGACATGAACATCTCTGATATGTCAGCTAATGCACCCGTAGGTACTACCTTGGCGTTGTTAGAAAGAACTCTGAAGCCTATGGCCGCAGTTCAGGCTCGTGTTCACTACGCCATGAAGCAAGAGTTTAAATTACTGAAGGCTATCATGGCTCAGTATGCCCCTGCAGAGTATGGGTATCAGCCTAATCGTGGAGAAGTCAGCGCAAGGCAGTCTGACTATATGTTAGTAGATGTCATACCTGTTAGTGACCCTAACAGTTCTACGATGGCACAGAGAGTCGTACAGTATCAAGCCGTTCTCCAGATGGCGCAAGCAGCACCACAAATATACAATCTTCCACAGCTACACAGGCAGATGATAGAAGTTTTAGGTATAAAGAACGCAGACAAGCTTGTACCTACAGAAGATGACGCACAACCACTAGACCCAATCAGCGAGAACATGAATGTACTTATGGGTAAACCTCTGAAAGCGTTTATCTATCAAGACCACGCGGCTCATATTGCTGCTCACGAAGCGTTCATGCGTGATCCTATGATTGCTCAAGCGTTAGGTAGAGGGCCACAAGCAGGTAAGATAATGGCTGCACTGCAAGCACATATCATGGAGCACTATGCGTTCTTGTATAGACAACGTATAGAAGAGAATCTGGGCGCACCTTTACCACCACCTAATTCAGAGCTTTCTGAAGAAGTAGAATCTTCTTTAGCTAGGTTGGTGGCCCAAGCAGGGCAACAGCTAACACAGAGTAATCAACAGAAGGCCGCGCAAATGCAAGCACAGCAGAAGGCGCAAGACCCTGTAATCCAAATGCAACAACAAGAACTACAATTAAAAGCACAAGAAGTACAACAGAAAGCACAGAAAGAAGCCGCAGATATACAACTTAAAGCCGCAGAACAAAAACGCAAACAACAGAAAGACACGGTTGATGCGCTGATGGATGCTAAAGAGTTACAACTAGAAGAAAAAGAGTTAGAGTTGGAGGCTAAAAAAGCAGGAGTAAAACTAGCTTTAGACACAGAAAAGCAAAAAAATAAAATGGATATGGACCTTTTAAGTGCTATGCAAGAGAATAGACAAGAATAATGGCAGATAACTTATTTACGGTATTAAAGAAAAAGTTTGAAGAAGATAGAACTTCTGCTATAGAATCTCTTGCATCTGGAGGAGCTAAAGACTTTGCCCAGTATAAAGAGACAACAGGTTACATTCGAGGTCTGGAAACCTGTATGCGAACTGTAGAAGACCTCTCGCGCAATTACATGGAAGATAATGATGAGTGAAGCGGAAAATGTAAGTGAAGAACAGTTAGAAGCAATGATCCCTATACCTGTGGGTTATAGAGTGCTGGTAGCGCTACCACAAGTAGAAGAGACGTTTGATGGTACAGACCTCCTTAAATCGTCACAGACGAGAAATGAGGAACATATCATGTCGATAATAGGGCTAGTTGTGGACATGGGCGGCCAAGCATATGCCGATAAAGAGCGTTTTCCTACAGGCGCATGGTGTAAACAAGGCGATTACGTCATGTTTCGCGCTAATTCAGGTACACGTTTTAAGGTAGGTGGTACAGAGTACCGTCTTATGAATGACGACTCCATAGAAGCCGTTGTTCCTGACCCCACTGGAATATCACGAGTATAAGGACTTATCATGCCATTTCAAAAAGTAGAATTTGAATTCCCCGATCCTGATGCTGTTGAGACAAGCACCGAGATAGAAATAGAACCTTCTGGAGAACTAGAAGTAGATATATCAGGCGGTGAAAAACCCGTTGCTGAAACAGTGGTTGAACCTGAACCTGAACCTGAACCTGAACCTGAATTGGAAATAATAGATGACACTCCCAAAAAAGACCGGAATCGTACCCCGTCTGAACCACCTGAAGATGTCACTGAAGAAGAGTTGGAAAACTATTCAGATAAAGTACGTAATAGAATACGACACTTTAGTAAAGGCTATCACGATGAGCGAAGGGAAAAAGAAACGGCTCAAAGAGAACGTGATGAACTTGAGCAAGCAATGCGGAACGTACTGGCTGAAAATGAAGCACTTAAAGATACCGTTGGGAAAAATCAAGAAACCTTACTTAAACAAGCTAGGCACAGCGTTGATGGAGAGCTATCACAAGCAAAAGAAGCATTTAAAGCAGCACATGAATCAGGTGATACAGAAGCTCTTTTAAGTGCCCAAGAACGATTTACTAACGCAAAATTAAAAGCAGATCGTTTAATTACTCTTGAAGACTCTCCAGAAGTAGTACAAAATACCTCTAATGTACAAGAACAGCCTACGAATAGACCTGCGCCAGATCCAAAGGCAGCAGAGTGGAGAAAACAAAATACTTGGTTTGGGCACGGTAGCCACGAACCAGAGACGGCCTTTGCATTAGGTCTACATAGACATATCACAGAAGTGGAGAGGGTATCTCCAGATAGTGACGAATACTACGAGAAGATAAATTCTCGTATGCAAGAGAAGTTTCCCGAATTATTCGAGGAGACCAATGAACGGGAGGTAAGTACACCTAAACAAAAAGCAAGTAATGTGGTTGCACCCGCAACGCGGAGCACAGCACCTAAGAAAATTAGGTTGACGCAAACACAGATTTCTTTGTCAAAACGATTAGGACTTACACCTGCACAATACGCCAAACAGTTGGCATTAGATATGAGGAACAATAATGGCTGAGAATAGATTAGATCGGCAGTTAGAAACGAGAGAAAAAACAACTCGTAAAAAGCATTGGCAGCGACCAGAAGTCTTACCTTCTCCCACGCCTGAAGACGGTTACGCTTACCGTTGGATACGAGTAGCCTCCCGTGGTACAACTGATGCCACAAATGTTTCCTCTAAATTACGAGAAGGTTGGGAACCAGTGAAAGCATCGGATCACCCAGAAATTACGTTAGTCAGCGTAGAAAATGAAAAATTTTCCGACAATGTAGTAATGGGCGGCTTAATGCTCTGCAAAGCACCAAAAGAATTAGTAGAGGAACGTACTGAATATTACGAGACTCAAACTAAATCCCAAATGCAGTCAGTGGACAACAACCTTATGAGAGAAAGTGACGCCCGTATGCCTATCTTTAATGATAGAAAAACGAAAGTTACTTTCGGAAACGGAACTTAACTATAGGAGTGTATAAGCAATGGCTTATCCCACTGTTGGTAGCCCTTATGGGCTAATTCCGGTAAAACTGTTAAGCGGTGTTCCTTTTGTTGGTACTACTCGGCTTTATTCTATTGCTAGTGGTTACGGTACTAATATTTTTTATGGGGACGCTGTCAAACTCGTTACCGGAGGCACTGTCGAACGTGACACGTTTGATGCTGCCATGACACCTATCGGTGTCTTCTTAGGGTGTTCATTTACTGACCCCGGCACAAGTCAGCCTACGTTCAAGCAGTTTTACCCTGCTAGTACGGCAGCGTCTGATATACAAGCTTACGTTGTAGATGCCACAGATGTACTGTTCAAAGCAGCAGTCGTATCTTCTGGTACAACGATTGGCGATCTGGCAATTACTGATATAGGCGCTAATGTAGCTGGTGTGGATAACACTGGCAGCACCATTACTGGTAATTCTAAGAGTGCTATATCTGATACTTCTGCAACAACTAACTCGCTACCCTTCCGCATTGTTGATCTCGTGCAAGAGACTAAAAACTCTTCGGGTGGCTTCACGGAGGCTCTTGTCAAGTGGAACGCTGGACATGCCTTCAATAATCTAACCGGAATATAGGAGTAGCGTAACATGGCAATATCACGCGCCCAATTACTGAAGGAACTCCTACCCGGATTGAACGCTTTGTTCGGATTGGAGTACGCTAAATACACAGATGAGCACGCAGAGATTTTTGAAACAGAATCTTCTGATCGTTCATTTGAAGAAGAAACCAAACTGTCGGGTTTTTCTGCGGCACCTGTTAAAGACGAAGGCTCTGCCATCGAATACGACAATGCTCAAGAAACTTTCACAGCTAGGTATACACACGAAACCATTGCGATGGGTTTCTCAGTGACGGAGGAAGCTATAGAGGACAACCTTTACGACTCCCTCTCCGCTAGATACACCAAGGCACTGGCTCGTGCAATGGCCTACACTAAGCAGGTTAAAGGTGCAGCTATACTCAACAACGCCTTTTCTGCTGGTACAACTTATGGGGACGGACAAACTTTATGTTCTACCGCACACCCATTAGTTTCTGGTGGCACTAACTCAAATCGCCCTGCTACTGGCGCAGACTTGAATGAGACTTCTTTGGAAGCCGCTGTCATTCAAATATCTGGCTGGACAGATGAGCGTGGTTTGTTGATAGCCTCTAGGCCAACTAAACTTATCATTCCTTCTGACCTACAGTTCGTAGCAACAAGATTGTTAGAAACTGAAGGAAGGACAGGAACAGCCGATAATGACTTAAATGCTATTCGGAACAATGGGTCTATACCGGGTGGATATTCAGTTAATCACTATCTGACAGATACAGATGCGTGGTTCTTAATGACTGATATACCCAATGGACTCAAGCACTTTGTGCGAACTCCGATGGCAACGTCTATGGACGCTGACTTTGATACGGGTAACAGCCGTTATAAAGCGAGGGAAAGATATTCATTTGGAGTATCAGATCCGCTTGGCATTTTCGGTTCACCCGGAGCATAATACTAGGGGGTGTAAAAACCCCCTTTTATTTAATCCTGACAGCGAAAGCTGACGCTAGCCAAGACAGGAGATAAAAATGGCTAATACTACATTTAAAGGCCCAGTTCGTTCAGAAAATGGGTTTCAATCTATTGTAAAAAGTTCATCAACTGGGGATGTAACTAATACAATGTCATTAGAGTCTTATACCGCTACTATCACTGTTGCTGACGGTGCTACTACTGGTAAAGAGTCTGCAATCGGTATGCCTTCTAACTTTATCCCAATGGGAGTTGTTGTTGCTGTGACTACAGCCGCAGCTAACGCAGTAAACCTAGTCGATATTGGCACAGATGCTGATACAGATGGTTTCGTAGATGGTATATCTGCCGCTGTAAATAGCACAGGTTTTAAAGGGTTTTTCCCTTGTAACGGTGTTTTAGGTATGTCTGGTGGTACTACAAGTGCAGCAACAGAAACTGCTGACGAAGTAGAAATTGTTGTGTCAGGCGACCCCGGTGGTGATACTGTTGTCGTATTGAAGTTCTTTGGAATCAGTGGTTCCTCTGACGCATCTTAATAGGGGGTAGACATGGCTGATACAGTCGCTTCACAAACTATTGTAGATGGGCCAATACACGCAGTTTTAAAATTTACTAATGTTTCTGATGGCACAGGTGAAAGTGCGGTCACTAAAGTAGACGTTAGCGCATTAGAAGCTAATCAAAATGGAGCAGCTTGTACTGATGTGGTCATAGAACGTATTTGGTGGCAGTGCGTAGGCATGAAAGTTCAGATATTATGGGATGCTTCTACAGACCTATTTTGTATTGAACTTGGAGAAAATCAAAGCGGGTATCACGACTATACCTTGTTTGGTGGGCTTACAAATAACTCTGGGTCAGGAAAAACAGGAGACGTTAATTTTACCACTGTCGGACATAGTAGCGCAGATACCTACACCGTAATCATATACTTACGTAAGAAGTTTGGGTAAGTGTTGTGAGAGCCTATTACAAAAAAGGTGGTAGGGTAAAAGGTAAAGGCATGAAAGGCATGTCGATTAAAAGTGGGGATAAACGCCCCACTAAATCGGGTGCTGGCATGACAGCAAAAGGCGTTGCTAAATACCGAAAAAACAATCCCGGCAGTAAATTGCAGACCGCAGTAACGGAAAAGAAGCCCACGGGCAAAAGAGCGTCTAGGCGTAAGTCTTATTGCGCTCGTTCCGCAGGGCAGATGAAACAATTTCCAAAAGCAGCAAAAGATCCTAATTCTAGGTTGAGACAGGCACGTAGAAGATGGAGATGCTAAATGGCTTTTTTACAATCAAATATACCCTATTTCAAAGCTTGGGTACGCAGGGAATATACAAAGAACATGGATATGTATCATGGTGAGTTCTTACACGCTATGGTCGTTGCTGTTACGAGTATGCCTAATAGATGCCTTAGTTTTCAGGTTATATTTACCGGGTGCGAGTCTGATGACACTGATGAACCAAACGTACATGGTGGAGCTATGTGGGCAAGGATGCCGATAACAGCACTAGTTGGAGACACACCTTTGGAAGAGTGGCCTACAGAGTTACCTGTTTGGGCCGCACAGCCTTGGGATTGTATGTCTCACGAACATGCAGTCTACAAGATAAATAGAGCCACTCCTGCACCTTGGATAGCTAAAGTAGATGGCGAGTTCTACCCCGCAAAATACTATTTCACCGTTGATTATACTGATAGTGAGATAGCAGATGACCCTGCTCAACACAAACAAAGCCATGTGTTAGAACTGCTAGATGCAGGAGAATACACAGGTAACATTGTTGCGCTACCAAATAATAGAGTTCGTGTGACTCATCCTGCTTGGTTCGAGACAGGGGAGGGCGCACCAGACTTTAGACCCAACCAACATATTTATAATTCTAAAGAAGATGTAGAGTATGTTTGGGACACGGCAAGAGTATTTAACAACTTATATAGCGAGGACGGAGATGGCGAAGAAGTTTCCTGATTTAACTGGGGATGGCAAAGTAACTCAAAAAGATATTTTAAAAGGCAGAGGTGTTCTTAACACGGGAGGTAAAGTGAAAAAGAAAGGCATGGCTAACGGTGGTATGACCAAGAAAAAAGGCATGGCTAACGGTGGTATGACCAAGAAAAAAGGCATGG